GGTCTAAAACAGCGGGTGGGTATGTATGGACGTATAAGGAATATTATTCTAAAGTCTCTGACATTCCTTCTAGTAGAGGGAGAAACATCAGAGTGTTTAAATACTCACCTGATATGGAACTTATATGCGAATTTAATTCCATATCTAAAGCTATTAGTGGTGTGTGCAAATCTGGACACACATTAACTAGACATTTGGATACTAATGAGTTGTATGGGGGATTTTACTGGTTTACATCCAAGCAAGTTAAGATATAGTCAGGCTGTTAGGGAAACCTAATGGGTTTTGGAGTGTCATAAATATGCCTCCGATTTATTTGGAAAGGTGTTTGAAGTAGTTAAGTATAAAATAATTCTAGGTTTAACAGCAACTATGGAGAGGCTTGATGGTAAAGACAGTTACATCAAGAAGTATTGTCCTGTAGTTGATAGAGTAGATGTTGGTGAAGCTACTGCCAGAGGCTGGTTGTCTCCTTATAGGGAGTACAAAGTCTTAATAGAAGTAGATGATCTAAGCAAGTATCTAGAATTAAATAGAGAGTTTTACGATCATTTCTCTTTCTTTAACCATGATTTTACCTTAGCTATGGCATGTGCTTCTAAATGGCAGAAACGCATTGAATTAGCTAAGAGAATGTGTCCTGATTATGCTAATAAGCCTGACGAATTTAAGGCTATTAATAAACAGATTCTAATACATGCAATGGGGTTTAACAGAGCCCTGCAAGGAAGGAAGCAGTTTATATATAACCATCCTAAGAAGATAGAACTTACTGATTTAATATTGAAGCACCGTCAAGACAAGAAATGTATTACGTTTAGTAAGACAATTAAGGTCGCGGAGAAGATTGGATATGGTAAAGTGCTATCTAGTAAGGAAACTAAGAAGAAAGGGCGTATGACCTTGGAGGAATTCAAGGAAGCTAAAGTGGGAGTACTTAATACCTCTAAAATGTTAGATGAAGGTGCTGACATACCAGGACTGTCAGTAGCTGTTATTCTTGGATTTGATTCTAGTCCTACTACTAAGACACAAAGAATTGGCAGAGTTATTAGGAAGGCGGAGAACAAAGTGGCAGAAGTATTTACCTTTGTAATTAAAGGAACTGTTGAAGAAGAATGGTTTCGTAAAAGTACTAGTGGTAAAGATTTCATAACCATAGACAGCTCTAATCTGCTAGATGTCTTAGAAGGAAGAGAATTTACTCCTAAGAAGAACAAAGAAACTAAAATGATATTTAGATTCTGATGTATACCGTGAACTATTATGACGTAATAGACCAAGAAGTTGTGTTACCTTTGCCAGATACTACTGCGAATGTAGACATATTTGGTCTGTTACACCTATTAGAGAGACATTCTAAGGCTAGCATTTGCATTGTCTCTGTTTCTATAGGGAATAAGATGTTAGATGTACCAAGCCTTATGAGAAGCCTCAAATTTAGGTAGATTCAGTTGGTAGTATAAATAGATTTGATTATTTTTATAACTCATATCGAGAATTTGAAATGACAGTTGAACGTATAGTTGAACTATTTACTCTTACTTCCGTATTTGATGCCGTTGTTACTAATGGCATAAATGGGAAGGGAGAATTTACCTTTAATGGTAAAGTATATGATTCTAAGGCTATGGCTAAAAGACAGGAAGAACTCATTGAGGATTTCTTATCTCCATTTGAAGTAGCTGAGGATGCTTATGTAATTGAGGACACTGAGAAATCAGAATAACACTATTGCAGCATAATAGATTGGTAAGTTACTAACTTATTAATCATTAGCTTGGATAAATTAAAGACGTCTTTGGACAATCAATTGTTAATGATGGAGCAGTATAGACTTACTGCTGAGGAGTTGTTAATGATTGAGTTATTATTTATAGCGCAACCAGAGGAAGGTCATGGAGAATTCCTTACTAAATATCTTGGATTGCCTATTACTAAAACTGGATTGAGGACTATCTTACTAAGTCTTCAAACTAAGGGAATTATTACTAAGAAGTATAAAGTCCCTGAAGCGGGTCAGAAGTTTGACCCCGAAACTGTAATCTTTAATGAGAATTTCATGAGAAATTACAGAAAGTACTCAGGAGAACTGGGTCAAGAATTATGGGATGCTTATCCTCCAATAGGTATTATTAACGGTAAAGAATATGATATGCGGAATTTCGCCAAACGATTCTTTACTGAAGATGAAATGTTCTTCCGATATGGTAAGAATATCGGATGGAGTAAAGATAAGCATAAAGAAGTACTAGAGTTAATCGACTGGGCTAAAAAGAATAAATGTAATCTGCTTAATAAGAATATAGCTGATTTCATTATATCCAAATCTTGGGAATCCATTAAAGCATTTAAGGAAGGTCACTTTGATGAAATGGTATTTGATACTATAACAGAATTATGACACATACTAGTAGCTTGTTAAATCTAATCGAAAGAGGTAGAAGAGGTGACAATCAAGGATTATCACTAGGTCTGCCCAAATTAGAACAGATTATTGATGGATTAACTCAAGAAACATATTACTTAGTAGCAGCAGGAACTGGTAATGGTAAAACCAGTTTAGTACTTCACTCTTTTATTTATAAAGCACTTCTTGATACAAGTCAAGATAGAGATTTACAGTTTATTATATTCTCATTAGAAATGAGTGCAGAGCAATTATTAGCTAAACTGCTTTCTATTCACATTTATGAGACTTATGGTAAACAGATATCTTTTAAAGAATTGCTTTCTAGAGGTAAGGGAGTAACATTATCTGACGAGGATTATGATTTAGTTCAAGAATGTATTCCATGGCTGGAATCAATAGAAGACAGACTCATAATACATGATGGAACTTTAAATTCAGAGAAGTATAAAGAAATGGTTATAGCAGACTTGAAGAAGTTTGGAACCTTTGTTGATGAAGACACTTATATACTTAATAATCCTAATCAGATTATAGCTATAATTACTGACCATTTGGGCTTAGTAAGACCGTTGCCAGGTCGTAGTAAGAAGGAAGAAATTGATACTATTTCTGCATATGGGGTATCATTTAGAAATAAATGTAAAGTATCCCCAATTAATATTATGCAGTTTAATAGAAATTCTAATAATTCTGAAAGACTAAAGCAAGGGTTACAGGAGCCAGATTTGTCCGATTTGAAGGAAAGTGGTTCTCCTAGTGAAGATGCTAATGTTGTATTAGTATTGTATAATCCATTTAGGAACAAATTGTCTTCTTATAGAGGATATGACATAAAGGAACTAAAGGATGGATTCAGGTCATTACTGGTTCTTAAGAATAGATTTGGTTCGTCTGACATAGCTATTGGTACAGGATTTTATGGTAGATGTGGTATCTTTAAAGAGTTACCCGTTCCATCTGAAATCAATGACTATGAGAGGTATAAACATCCAGATTGGACTATTATTGATTTCCCAGACAGGGAAGTCGAGATAGAACGAACTAAGAAAGATGATTTACGCGTAACCATAACATTATAACTTAATGAGCCAAATTATAGGACTTGGAGGATTTTCAGGTAGTGGTAAGTCTAGTTCGCTGCAATATCTGAATCCTAAAGAAACATTTATTATTAGTTGTACTCCAAAACAATTATCTATTCCAGGATTTAGAAAGAATTATAAGAAGTTAACTCAGGATAAGGACAAGAATTACGTTGGTAACTGGTATTTTAGTAATGAATTTGCTAAGGTAATGAATATCATGAACGTAGTTAATGTTAAACTGCCGGAGATTAAAGTTTTAGCTATTGATGATAGTAATTATCTTCTTTCTCAAGAAGTAATGTCTAGAAGTGCTGAGAAAGGATATGATAAGCATATTGACTTTGCAAAGCATTATTATGACTTAATTCTTAAGGCAATGACTCTCCGAGACGATTTAATCGTAATCTTCATATCACATATTGTGAATGATGGTAACGATTATGACCCTAAATATAAACTCTTCACCACCGGTAAGATGTTGGACAGAAGTGTTAATATTGATGGATTGTTTAATTATTTGCTCTATGCAGAGAAGATAGTTAATGATGAGGAAGTTACGTATAAATTCAGAACTAAATCCTTAGGTCCTGATACTTGTAGAAGTACTGCTGGATGTTTCTCTGACTTATATATCGAACCTAATATGAAGATGGTTATTGATACAATTAATAAGTTTGAATTAGGAGAATGATAGTTAAAATGCTATTAACCCTAGACTTTGACCCTGCTACTGGAGAATATAAATCTCTGAAGCAGGAGATAGTCAAGGAGGAACCTACCAAGAAGGTTGCGGTAGAGGTTGAAGATACAGCGGAACCTCAAGTAACATTAGATTCCAATAAGTATATACTTAATAAGGCAGCTGCTGCTATGATAGGTGCTGCCTGGGGAGATAGAATTAGTATTAATTACCAGAAGATTGAAGGAGTAACATTCCCAATTATTGGTACTGATGAAGCTTTTGGTACCAAAGGTGGTAATAAGCTTACTAAAGGTCTGTCTGTAAGCTGTAGAGGTAAATCCAATGAGTTATTAAGACAGTACGGAGATACATTTACAGTAACTAAAATGAAGGGCTATGATGATTTGTTTGTATTAGTTGGTAATGCTGACAGACCTATAGAACCTGAAGTAGATAACATAGAAGTTAAGGAAGATTTTGACAATGTAGATTTGCCACTAGACACAGAGATTGAAGATGAGTCAGCTAAAGAGATTGACCCATTAACTTTCGAACTTTAACATTCTATTAGAACTATGTCAATGAATTTCAACTTATCCAACACTAACGGTACATCATCAATCAAACCTAGACTGAAACCTTGGGAAATCCATACTGTACTCTTTAAGGGTGTAACTTATAGCGAATTTGCTGGTAAGAAAGACCCAAGTACTACTTGGAAGACCATGAAGATTTCGTTTGAGAATGAGAATGGAGTACATGAAGAGACTATATTCTGTCCTAAAGAAGGTGATGATGTGAGACCAGTAACCTCTAATGGTGGGGTAGAACGTGAGAATCCGTCTAATTTGGAGAAGTTTAAGTTTATGTTAGCTCATGTTGGAGAACAACTATCTCCTAAGAAATATGAGAAGTTTAAATCTATGACCTTTGCACTTCCCGATGAATTTGAGAAATTAGCTAAGACCTTTATTGAGGTTACCAAGGATGCTGTTAATAAGCAGACTAAACTGAAACTGATTGCTAATAAGAAGGGTGAACCTTGTTTGCCATACTTCGTTAATATTAGTAAAGCAGGTGATGCTTATATCTCTAATAACTGGTTGGGTGATAAGGTCTTCTTCTCTGATTACGAAACTAATCAGATGAATAAACAGAAGAGTAACGGTCCTACAGATATGCCGGGAACAAGTTCTGATGATTTTGGGGCAGCAGGAGACGCTGCATCAGCTAATTCAGACCTTGACTTTGATGTATAAGAAATAATTAGTAACTTTAAGGTTCTAACATTAAGTATCGAATCAATATGGTATTAGAGTATGAACCTAAAATTACTAAGAAGTATTTACTTGAAAGGCAATCTCAGGAGACATATCTTGAGTATTATCTTGGTATCCCAGTAAAGAAGGGACTGTTTAAATCTCCGTTGAGAAATGATAATTCTCCTACGTGTTCCTTTTATAGGAATGCGTCTGGGGATATTATCTTCAATGATTTCAGTGGACAATTTTATGGCAATTTTATCAGTGTAGTAATGTATAAGTATAGCTGCTCTTATTATAAGGCTTTACAAATCATTGCTAATGACTTTGGTTATATCAAACACAAGACGTTGCCTAAAGGTAGTAAGCCAGTAATTAGCAGTACTGAGTTTAAAGACAAGGGACCTGCTGTTATACGGGCTGAAATACAGGAATTCACTGATAAAGAGCTGGAATGGTGGCATAGATATGGAATTACTAAGGATATTCTAAAGAAGTTTAGAGTGTATTCATGTAAAACTGTATTCCTAAATGGGAATTATTATGCTACTACTGGTTCTCAGAACCCCATATTCGGCTATTATCGAGGTAAGAACGATAAAGGCATTGAGTTATGGCGTATATACTTTCCATTTAGAGAAAGAGGAACTACACGGTTTCTATCTAACTGGAAGTCT